AATAATGATTACAGCGGCCAGGAATATGACCAGTACAATCTGCAAGGCATCAGGGGGGCCTCTTCTCCGCCACTACATAATATGCCGAATTTCTTTTGCCCTGATAAATTCGGCTGGATCATGGAGCAAATACCAGAGGAGAGCTTGGCAGAAACCCTCGGTGATATGAGCTCACTAAGCAGGGTCTTGATAAAAACAGGCGAGATTAAAAATATCATGCCGCTGCCCAATCTCTTCTGGATTCAGTCCAATTACTACTATGTCAATCTGGTCAAACGGATCATCGGTGGAAAGTGGTATCTTTGCCTTAACAAGATGGGAGATCGGATCAATGCTTTCCATAGGCGTTGGTGGTACGAATCGGTGTGCCGCCAGTTTTTAGCCATGCCAAAGGAGCCGATAGCAAAGGAGTTTGCGAAGAATAATGTCCGGCTATTTTGGGATTTCACTCGGCACTATAATTTGAGCCTTAAACACAAGATTGAATGGGATGAGGACAAATGGGGTGGATACCCCTCTGAATACTCTTAGGCACAGAATGGGTGTAATAGAGGGTGCAGCCGTGGCCCTGCAGCTCAATCCTATTCTCGTCCAGTACATTGGCACACCCAAGGTATTCCTCCTGGTGACTGAGAAAGGAAAGTTCAGGGCGAGATTAACTCCAAAGGTACATACTGAGCTATATCGAGAGGTTACGCAGAAACTTCATTATCTACCAAAGTGCGTACACACCAAGGAATTAGATAAGACCTGGCATGTGGAATTGATTGAATGGTTCGACGGAATGAATTTCCAACAGCTCAGACCGTTCGGCATCGCCCCTAGATTATACAAGCAGTTTGGACAATTTATGAAAGATTGCGACGCCCACGGCATAGGTATCGGTGATTGCACGCCTGGGAATATCTTCCATGCCTGGACATACGACATTACTTTCCAGTGCGACGTAGATATGTTTAACAGGACTCAGAAGCACACTCCTGTCTGCATAAAGAAATTGTTGCGCGGGGCAACAAAAGAACAAGAGAAGGCTTTCCATGACGGATATAGATGAGCGGATAGAGCAACTCAAGCCCTGGTATCAGACTATCCAGCTCGACGACGGCCCTTTGATTAAAGGACATGGAGGCTGTGGAGATCCAGCGTGGCCTTTCATAAAAGAATTCTTGGAGCCGATTGAAGGGAAACGCATATTGGATCTTGGAGCCAATGCTGGCATCCACGCTATACGGGCAGCTCAGGCGGGAGCTAAAGAAGTCGTCTGCATTGAAGCTCAGGATCAGTACAAAGATCAATTTGATTTCATTTATGATTATTTCTGCCAGAAAGATGGCAAAAGATATAATATCCGATTTATTCAGGGTTACGTTGAAGATATTCCCAAGCTCGATTTAGGTTATTTTGATTCTGTGCTGGCTATCTCAATACTATATCACCTTGGGAAACTCAAAAAAGTAAAAAGAAGTTTAATGGAATTGCAGCATCCTATAGCTCTTCATTTGGCTGCAATTACGGACCATGTAATCGTTAGAGTTAGAAAGCCGACATTGGCCGAAGCCTATGAAGGATTTTTTGGAGGGGCGGGTTTTCAATTAACTAATCGGCATGAGCGAAGTAGGATTTTTATGGAATTCAAGAGATGATTACTGCCTACGAGCTGAGTATGAGCGAAGATATGCCAATGATCTGCCAGTGCTGTAGGTATCATTTCCAAAGTTCCAAGGTTCAGGTTTTTAAAACACCACCAAACAAAGAATTCCTCATCTGTCCCTGGTGTACCTGGATGCTAAATGGTTTTCTTGAATCAGTGATTCAGGGGGCAAATCTCAAGATCCAGTGGGGGAATCGCTCAATCTACAGGCCCCACTGGATTGAGCTAAAAAGATTTTTGCTCAGGCATTATCCACTGGCTGAGAAAACAAGAATCATCGAAAACGGCGCGGGACTCTCTACTGAGCTGCTACTGCTCGAAGGATACAAGGTCACGAGCTATGAACCAGCCAAATGGTACGCTGATATGTGCAAGCGGTTTCATAAGAATGTTCATGCGTATCAGGAAAATGAGGGACCTCCGCCACTGGATCAGCGGTTTAATTTCGGCCTGGTGGATGCACCGCAGCTTTCGGGAGCTCGTCAGAGGGAAGCGGCCCATGCCATAGGGCATGTGGACGACTACATCTATATGCACGATCCAGAAGCAGGACAGGTAGCTGTGCTCGAAGAGGCGGGCTGGCGACCAATGAAACAATGGAGCTCATATAAGGGATACTGCAGATTTTATGAGGCTCCTAGAGGGGGACAAAATGTCGAGGAGAAAGAAAAAAATCAAGAAGATGGCGGCTAATCTCCAAAAGCGGAGAGCAGCTAGAGAACATCAAAAAAAGGTCCAACAGTCTGCTCCTTTGGGTAGCGGGGAAAGATTTAAGGCCGTTGAAGCCTCAGCGAGGGCTGGTGGCGCAAAGAATCCCGCAGCCGTAGCTGCTGCTGCTGGCCGGAAAAAGTACGGCAAGAAGAGGTTTCAGGAGATGGCAGCGGCAGGGAGGAGAAGAAAGGCAGCGTAAGGATAATGAGCTCCAATTATGCGTTTTTTGTTGCGGCCAGTGATAATTATATCCCTGGCGTCACCGCCATGCTCAATAGTCTAAAGAAGATCAAGAACGAGCATACTGTGGTCCTGATCTCATTTAGGTTGCCTGAGTCGTTCATTGAAAAAACACAGCAGTATCCCTTCGAGGTGCAAATCGTCAACAGTGAAGGCGATCATCAGGTCCATGCCACAGCCATAGAGAGATTTCGCATCATCTGTGAGCTTGGACATAAATATCAAGCCGTTTGTCTCCTCGACGCCGATATGTGGATAGAGGCGAATGTCGATGTCTTTTTCCTGGCAGCATCCAAGGGGCTGATTGTGACGGGCTCCAATGGCATGATTATCAATTTCAACAAGGATTATCAGAAAAAGTATCAGTGTCCATTGGGAGTCGATGAATTTCCTTACACCAAGATCCATACGAGCGTACCAATCTTTATAGATCCTCGCAATTTCGATTGGTTCGGAGAGCTCTATATCTCTAGGCGGATTGACCATTGGGATGATTTCCTCTATTTAAATATATTGGGAATCAAGATGGGCAAGCATGAGAAGATGATCTGTATGCCGCCTTACTGTTTTACTGGTATCCATCACTGGCACATGAAGCCTGAGACGGCTGTGTTCGAGAAGGAAAAACTGCTACTCTCAGGCACAGAAGAGCAAGTCTATATGGTGCATGGCAAATGGTGGGATGAGGGATGGCTGCAGGATCTCCCGTGTACTATGGCACGTTACTGGCGGGATGAGCAGATAGCATTTAAAGGCCAGGGTAAGACGAACAATGCTATCAACACATTGCTAAAGCGGTTTAATGAGTTAATCGAATGAATGAAGAACTGGTCCGATGGTTTGCCAATCAGAAGCAGCCCGTTCACCTTATCATAAGGCGCAGACCACATTATCTTGGAAGAAAACAGGTCGAGCAAGCTATTGAAAAGATGTATGAGCTGGTTCAGCAAGGCCATGACGTTGCTCCTCGCTGGCGAGTTTGGGATATATGGCAGATGGCTGGCCATTTCCGGCCAGTTGAGGGGGATCTTGATTCGTTCGAGGAGTTAAGAGAGGAAATAAAGGCCATTCGCCTGGAGTGGACCCAGGCCCAGGAAGATAGCAAACTCATCAATAGGCTCAGTAGATGGATGGATTTCGCTGCTAACTGGCCTTGGTAATCAGGTAAGTAAATAGGGTAATAACCTCTAAAGGGGGTAATAGCCGGACGGCATTACCCCTTTTTTTATGCCTGGAGGAGAGCATGAGACTTGCCAGAGTGAAAGAAATGACAACATCGGGTCCAGTGGAAGCCAATCGCGCCAATCTGCTAGGTGTGCTGCTTGGCACGGATGGGATCAATAACGTGAGATTCAGTTGCCACAATGGAACGAGCTCAAGCGATCAGAAAGTTGTGCCGTCCGCTACCTACGATGCTGCAGCACTTGGTCTGAATGGTGTCATGTTCACGTTCTTGGTCCATTGTCCAAATGGGATTTACTTCAACGAGGAATCCGGCACGAATTATGAGTGCATAGTCTATTACGAAACTTACTAGGAGGTAAAGTCATGGCAAATACAGTAAGGAGAGCTGGCGCTTTTGTAACCCTGAGTGCCATTGATACCGATTTCGTCACAGCGGATCTATGGCCTGAGCAAGCTGCGGCTGGAATACCGATGATGAGCATTACCTTTGTTCCTACAGCTATTACCGACAAATGTACGATTAGGGAAGGTAGTGCCACTGGACCCGTCATTTTCCAGATAGATGTGGACATAGCAGCGCAAGCTACCTGGGATAGTAGGCCATATCAACAGACCTTCGGTGGGCTCCCAATTCGTCCCTGCTTGAACGTAGCGGGCGGGAGCTACAGCGCAGGGGCAAGAATCATCTTTCACATAGGAACTGGCTAATGCCTACAGGTGGAAAAAGAGGAAAGGCGAATCAGTCTAAGGCCCTTGGGATGGCAGCTACAGCTTTTATCGAAGATGCTCTCATAGATCAGATTCGCATAAAGGAAGTGATCGAGAAGAGCGGTGCTGATTTCGACAGGATTTCTGCTCAACTTCGTGAGCTTACAGGCTTGACTGTTCCCAAGGAACTTCTCGAACACTCCTGGGATCTACTCAGAGTGCTACTGGCCGAAGCCATAGAGCTGCGGGATCGCTCGATGATTATGTATATCATCCAAGAGATCATCAAGCGCAAAGAGCCCAAGGAACAGACAATCAAAACGGACATTCAGGTGGATCAAAATGTCCTGGTAATCGTCCAAGACCTGGAGAAGTCAGAAATTGAAAAACTTGTCGCCCGAAGAAATGCTATCACCGTCGGAACTGGAAAGGATAGACCAGTTAGAGCTATCCCTGATCGACGCCATTCTCGAAAAAAGAGATCCTGACCTCCTGTACCAGCTCAAAATCGAGCCCTACGTCGATCATCCAGTGAGATTCGTCAGGGAAGTATTGCACATGGAGCCCGTGCGAGAGCAAATCGAGCTTTCGAGAGCCATCTTCGAGAACGATCATGTCAGTGCGCGGTCTGGTCGTGGTATCGGCAAGACTACGGGGCTGGCTCAGATCATCTGGTGGTACATTATCACGCGGCCTTTCTGCCGTATTCCCTGCACGGCCCCCACTGAGAACCAGCTCCGTGATGTGCTTTGGGCTGAATTGGGCAAGCAGCATCGCAATATGGACCCTTATTTTGCCGACAAGTTTGAAATGACCACCGACAGAGTGTTTCATAAAGAACACAAAGGAACATGGTTCGCCGTCGCCAGGACAGCCAGGAAGGAAGCCAGTGAGAGTTTTCAGGGTTTCCACGAGAAGAACATGATGTTCGTAGTCGATGAGGCTAGTGGTGTGCCGGACGAGATATTCGATGTCATGGAAGGAGCCATGACTGATGTAGGCAATAAAGCCCTCCTGGTGGGCAACCCTACCAGAACTATCGGCTACTTTTACTCCACTCACCATGAATATGCCGACAAGCCCTGGAAGATTTTTCATTTCAACAGTGAAGAATCAGAACTGGTAAGCAAGAACAGACAGTGGCTCGACAACATGGCTGACCGTCCTGGTGGTAAGACATCTAATTTCTACCGCGTCCATGTGCTCGGTGAGTTTCCAATCGAGGACGACAATACTGTTATCCCATTGCCTTGGATCGAGGCGGCGGTTGATCGCCAGATTGAATACATCAAGCCGCTATCGCACAGGGTAGTGGATTCAGTGGGGGTGGATATAGCTGCCGGAGGCGACAACGATACAGTTTTTTGTTTCGTCAAGGGCGTAAAGGTAATGGGTCTGGTCGCCTTTGAAAAAGAAGAGAGCATGAAGGCTGCTGGCCGGATCGCTGGCTTGACTCGTCGAGGAATTGAGAATGGCAAATTTTCTAAGAGGCGTGAGCCCATACCGCCGGAACTTATCAGGATTGATGTCTGTGGTGTGGGAATAGGTGTGTTTGAGAGGCTCATGGAGCAAGGCATAGATGTTATGGGAATTGACGTTCGTGAAGCAACGAGTGATCCCACTCTCTATGTGAACAAGCGATCTGAGCTTTATTGGCAGCTCAGGGAGTATTTCGAGGCTGGCCATATCAGCATACCGAATGACAAAATCCTGATCCGCGAACTGGCATCGCTACGATACGAACTGGATTCGCGTGGCAGAATTTTGATCTGGAGCAAGCAACGCATGAAAAAGGAGGGAATTAGGTCGCCAGATAGAGCGGAAGCTCTGATGCTTGCTTTCGCAGATTACTATCCAGAAATCGAGAAAACAGCACCGAAAACATGGCAGCAGAAATGGATCGAGGCGACAGAAAAACCGCCAGTGGAACAAGATCCCTGGCAGAATTTCGCACTTAAACGAATGAAAGAGGACATGGGAGACATGATCTACTTCGAGGACGAATTTGCGGGGTTACTATGATTGCACCACAAGTTATCGGGGCAGGGATTTTAGTGAGTATTGGCATTGTATTCGCCCTGGTCTTGATTCTTTTTGGATTCATCCTGGGAAGAAAGACCCGTGGTGAAAGAACTTTTGAAGGCCCAATCCTTTTTAAGCCAAACGAGAAGCCGCCAGAGGAAGATATATTTGAAAGGGCGCTGCTATCGCCAGAAGAAGGCGGCTACACCGATGCGGAGCTGGACAAAATGGCAAGGGCTAGACCTTATGAGGGTATGTAATGGCACTAATACAAGAGGTTCAGGAATTCCAAGAGCAACATCGGGTACTTAAAATCGCTTGCGCCATGTGTAGGCGGTGGATCGCTAACGCCCAGGTGAAAGAGCTGGATATACCACTCAAGGGCTCCATGTTTCAGAGGAGAGTAGGCTGCGATCACTGGATAATGCCAGAGCCCGATGCAACTGGTAAGGGGTTAGTCTGTCCCATGTCAGAAGGCGGAGATGCTCATTTATTCATTCCTCATATTCCAGGCAGGGAAGAGGAGGCTAATACGCTTGTGATTGACGGACAGGCAGAGCAATACACGGTAAGGGCGCAGCCCAAGGTGGAGGAAGGAATCAAGCTCTGTCCCTGTGGCTGTGGTCGAGAACCCATTCTCGAACATTCAAGTGGCAATGTGTATGCGACGGCACAGTGTCACACGAGATGGGTATTCAAACAACCAGGGAAGAAAGATAGGAGTTGACAGAAATGGCCATTGTAGAGGTTAGAAGAACGCCGGATAGTGGTGCAGCTAACCTGGATGAGAAGGAAAAGCAGCAAGTCAATTGTCTTATCCCGCCGGAAAAGGATGAGCACGTTGGCCACGCTGCCTTCGCCATTCTCGATGCAGTAATCAGGGACAAGCACAAAAAGCGCCTACCAGAGAAATGGCATCGGAACTATGAGATGTATCGCAACCATCACTGGAGATCCGGCGCATCAGCGCCGATCCCTTTGGCATCCATCAGCCTCGTCAACGCTCACATAGAGCGGACTGTCAACCTTCTTACCGACAATAATCCCACATTCGATGTGGTCGGTGAGAATGACGACATTGCGGATAAGCTCCATAACATAGCGAGGTACTGGTGGAGTGA